ATTTGGAGCTATCACTTTTATTTATTCGATAAAAAATTCAGGACACAAAGATGAGCACAGTTAGTTTAGTAGGAATGACAACCCCCAGTGCGCAAACTGACTGCCATACCGCAGAGGACTTGGTAGCATATGCAGCACGGGTAAGTAACCCAGACAACCAAAATCATCACGAAAGTGCACCACGATTGCTTCGTTACCTAGCAAAGCACGGTCACTGGTCTCCTTTCGAGATGGTAAGTATTACTATGGAAATTCGCACAACTCGAGATATTGCTCGACAGATTCTGCGACACCGTAGCTTTAGCTTTCAAGAATTCAGCCAACGATATGCTGTAGTAGAAGACTTTTATTATCGTGAAGCTCGTCTACAAGACCCAGACAATCGACAGAATAGTATTGAGCTGGAAGGCACAGAAGACTTTGGCAAGGGCGGGAACAAAACGTACCAGGAGCGACTCTACGAAGACTGGAACATGAAGCAGGCAAAAGTATTGGATGCTTCAAAAAAAGCGTATAAGTGGGCAATTGATAATGGTATTGCAAAAGAGCAGGCTCGTGCTGTGCTTCCAGAAGGCAATACAGTATCTACACTATATATGTCTGGCACTCTTCGTTCGTGGCTTCACTACTGCGAATTGCGGCGGGGTCACGGCACTCAGAAAGAGCACATGGTTGTAGCAGACCAATGCTGGGAAATTATTGAGCAACACTTTCCTTCTGTAGCAGAGGCTCTAGAATGATTGTACATGACCCAGTAAATAGTCCTTTACATTACAAGCGTGATGATATAGAATGTATTGATGCGATGAAACAAACAACGTCCGAAGAAGGATTCGCAGAATACTGCCGCCTTAACGCATTCAAATATATCTGGCGAGCAAACAACAAACAAAACAAAGAACAGGATATTCAAAAAGCAGTGTGGTATCTACGAATGTCTATAGGAGATGATCCTCGTGAGTAAGGGTAGCAGATCAAGAGTAGAGAACACAAGAACATTTTACGAGAATTGGGAGAAAATCTTTGGTACGCAGAGTAAAGAAGAAAGACTACGAGAACCTGAGCGACTCGAATATCGAGAAAGTGATTTTTCAGTTGAAAGCCAAGCAACCTATTTCCAAGAAGGAGGCATGCAGTATGCTGAATATAGCATACAATACCACCCGCCTTCAGAAGATAATTGATGATTACGAAGATAAAAAAGAGTATAAAGCGTTACGTAAAAAACAAAATCGCGGAAGAGGAGCGACAGATGCAGAAATTTGTGAAGCAGTTGAACGATACTTATCAGGAGACTCCATTGCAGAAATCGCAGGAGGACTCTACCGAAGCAGTGGATTCGTCCGAAGCCTCATCGAGCGAGTCGGAGTCCCAAGTACTGGACACGAAAGTGGAACGGTTACTCTCCCTGATTCATGCCTTGCGGAGTCATTCTCCTCCGGAGAAATCGTCTGGTCCGCCGTCTACAACAAGCCCGCAAGAGTCGACCACGAAGTCTCCATCGACTACCAAGCCGAACGAGAAGGATTCGTAGACGTAAACTACGAAAAGAAGTACGGCAGTAAATGTTATGGAATCTACATTATAGAAGACGTGCGGGAAGATATGGACAAGTGGGCAAGCGTAGAGAAGGGTGGTTTTTGCGCCTACTCCCTTGCTTATGATCTCGGAAAGTTATCACACCTTAAAAAATACGGAGTTGATTTATCACGTATCTAAAAATATTTCTTGACTTCTTTAACTATATGATCTATAATATGTAATATTGAAATGAGGAGAATATCAAATGGAATTATTAGCAGGAATGCTTGTATTTGCCGCCTGTGCGGGGTTCCTAGCAGTCTACTTAGTACTGATAGAAAGTGGGCGATAGGTTTTATCAACAACAACTAGAGGCTACAGGAAACTGTCCTGGAGCTACAACAACTCAACAAAGAAGGAAACGTAAAATGGCATGGACTGACGAAAAGAAAGCAGAGGTTATTGAAGCTTACGAAGCGGCTAACCCTACTCCAGAAACTAGTATGGAGATCGTCAAAGATATCGCAGATGAGCACGAAGAGTCACCAAACGGTGTTCGTATGGTACTCACCAAAGCTGGTGTGTATGTAAAAAAGTCCCCCGCCTCTGGTGGGACATCAAAAGCGAGTGGAGCGAGTAGTACTCGTGTCTCTAAGGCCGATGCTGTAGCATCTTTAGCCACAGCAATTACTGATGCAGGTCAAGAAGTCGATGAAGAAATCTTAGCCAAGCTCACGGGTAAAGCAGCAATGTACTTTACAGGTGTTATCGCAGCAGTAAATAGCTAATTCTATAGGGGCGAAAGCCCCTTTCACATCCTAAGAAGATGGCACGGAAGAAAATTCTGCCAACCCACTTCACTAGGAGTTACTGTGAAAAAAGAAGAACTAGCAGACATGGTAAGAGACCAAGGCGATTCCGTCATCACTTATCGTAGCGAAAATAGTAATAAATTAAAATACAATGTTTGTACGTTGGATTTCACTACGCCTTATATTCAGGGAAAAAAGAATAGAGCAAAAGAGTCTAAAGATACTATCCTAATGTTTTGTTGGGATACAGACTCTTATCGCCTACTCAAACCAGCAAATGTAACAAGCGTAGTCCCTCTAGCCTCTATACTTAAAAACGAGGCTTAGCATGGAACTGTATCAAGCCCCAGAGCTTTATGAGAAAGTAATTCACTATGATGAAGTAAAAGAGATACAGACACGTCTTACAATATCTACCTTTAGAGGTGTTGAATATTTAGGTGTGCGAAAGTATTATCTTGACTTCACAGAAGAGTGGAAGCCTAGTAGTGAGGGTATATCTATGCCCCTTGACTTCGATAACTCAAGAAATCTCTTTATTGGGCTGGTGGAAATCTTATCGCTTGCAGAAAGTAAAGAGATCATTGAAGAGCATTTTTCTGACCTTATCAAGGACCTTTATGTAAAATAGTTCTTGACTTTTCTTTCTCTTTTCTGTATAATATTGTTTATTGAGTGAGGGAACTATATGCAACATTTTTTGGAAAAGGCTTCTGCGATGTATTACTCAGGCACTCCGATAATCTCGGATGCTGAGTTTGATTCATTAGCAAGATTGTACCACTATGATACTGTAGGGCACACCGTTACTGACGGTATTCCCCACCTTTATCGTATGTATTCTCTACAAAAAGTCTTTGACTTAAATGACATAGAAGCTACAACAGCTCCTATGGTGCGAACACCTAAACTTGATGGGGCGGCAGTGTCGTTGCAATATGTCAACGGCCATCTGGCTCAGGCTTTAACTCGGGGTGACGGCAATCTTGGTCGTGACATCACGTTAAAGCTAGAAGAGCTAGTGCCACAACAAATCAGTATTTTAAACAAGATTCAAATTACTGGTGAGATCGTAGCTCCGGATACGATTGCAAACGCTCGCAACTTCGCAGCGGGGTCGCTTAACCTTAAAGACCTTTCAGAATTTCGTTCTCGCGCACAGACTCTTCAGTTTGTCGCATACGATATTCAAGGGGTTGATTTTGATAGGCTATCTACTGCGATGGATAGTTTGGCCCAGAACGGCTTTAATGTTATTACTCTCTTCGATGCAACTGGCTATCCTACGGATGGTGAGGTGTTTAGGGTAGATAACTACGAAGCGTTCTATAAAATGGGATATACAGCTCACCACCCCCGAGGAGCTTTTGCTCTGAAAGAGCAGAAAGAGGGGGTGATTACAGAATTACTTGATGTTGTGTGGCAAGTTGGTAAATCAGGAGTTGTGAGTCCTGTTGCTATACTGAAGCCTGTCGAAGTAGGGGATGCACTCGTGAGCCGTGCAACTCTACACAACATTGAGTACATTCGCTCTCTCAACCTAGAGATAGGTTGTTCGGTTGAAGTTATACGCAGTGGGGAAATCATTCCACGAATCGTGAGAAGAGTGGACATCGAGAAAAATAGTTCTTGACTTTTACCTCAACTTTGCGTATAATATCCTTTCACTTAATCGGAGTAGTCCATGTTTCAAGAAAT